TGGACCTGCCGTTTTCACAAGGCCGGTGATGAACTTTCTCTTGATTACACAGTTACCGACGAGGATGGCAACGAAAAAAGCTGGCTCGATGACTTGGCAGACGATGCTCCCAGCGCTCAGTCCATCTTGGAGGATCGGGAACTACTGGACAACCTTATTTGCATGCTGGACAAGCTCGACCCCGACGGACGCCGTATCTGCGAGCTTCTGCTTCAGGAAAAGTCCGAGCGAGAGATTGCTGCCATCATGGGAATTTCTCGGCAATCCACCATCAACTATAAAAAGAAAAAGGCGTTTGACGCTTTGCGTGAGCTACTACGCGACTACATCTAATATCTTATACATCTTTCTCCGGCTGCCCAAATTGGTGGCCGGAGAAAATATTTTTTCCTGATTTTCGTTCAAACCGCATTCTCACCTCCATTGGGTAGTGGAAAGAGCAAAAAGACAATCGCTCCTTCCAAGGAGGTGAAAGAAATGCAAAAGGCACAGACAAGACCACGGAGCTGCGCTGCTGATGATGAGCTCGTAGATGTTCTCACTGCGATCAGTGTTGTATCCATGCGGTTAGCAAGAAAATTGATCTTGCTCGCCGGACAGAGCCAATCCAAGGAAGGAGGAAAAGCACATGAGCAAAATGAGCGACAT